CTTTACCAGGTTTTCCGTCTTCGCCACTTTCGCCTGGATCCCCCTTTTCACCTTTCAATTGTGCGAGTTGATCAGGAGTGAAGTCTTCGTATGTAAAGGCTTTACCAGGTTTTCCGTCTTCGCCTTTAATGCCAGGTTCGCCTTTGTCGCCCTTCTCACCTTTTAATGCTTGTAGTTGATCAGGAGTGAAGTCTTCATAACGGAACGGATCCCCTTTTTCGCCTTTTGATCCGTTAGTGCCTTTTTGACCAGGAATACCAATATTGATATTGATGTTTTCAGGAATGTTAATAGTAGTTGCGTTAGGCATAATTTACCTTCCTTTTAATGTAATGATATGTCGTGTATGATCCTAACTACGCCCATTACTAACTTATAAGAATAGGATTCACTAGTAATGAATACATCGTATAAGCCTTCGTGAATGGACTTAGGAATACTTTGGGATTTAGCTGCCGAAATGGTTACATAAATGGTCTTATCTTGAATAGCGCAATCTGCTTCGATGATTAAGTTATCGTTAAGATCGCGAATCTTACATACGGCATTTGCTGTAGATAAGTCAATGTTTCCATTAACAGTATAGGCACGATACCAATCGTTTCCGACATGGATTGTTTCAAGTTGTCTTCTTATGTAATCCATTTAGAATGACCTCTTAACTGCAATGCAAATATAGTTAGCTGTGCCAGGTACAAAAGTTTCCGCACCATTATTTTTACCGGTATCACGATATCGCTTACTTACGCCGTCTTGACCTTGGAATCTAGTGCCAACGTGTACCCTACGTCCGTCGCGCCAACATTCAATATTAATCATATTAGAACAGTCGCCTTCCCTAATATCTAAATACCATCTATCTACGTTAGATTGGTCTACACTTAGTAACCATGTACATTCATTTTCATTAAAGCCGTCTGGTATTGGAAGCATTTGACTATCACGAATATTGCCGTAAGTAACGCTAATATCTGGTAGAGTCATTAAAGGTCTAAAATCTGTACCTTTATCGCGACCATACCAGCCAGGTCTTTCATAGCAACATAAATTTGTATTTCTGGTATATTGTTTATTACCTAAATCTAAGTTAGTTTGACCGTTATTCGCGCCGCCGTCTGAAATGCTATGATAGCCGCCACCGGCTTTACGATTAATTTTAATAGCAGCCGAAGTAGCGATATTTAAATCACCAGTCATGGTATCGCCATTCTTCTTAACGAAGTCATTAGACAATTTATTATTTAATTCGTCGCTTAGTTTAGCTGGTGTTACAGATTTATCTCTTAACTTTCTTGTCGTAACAGATTCATCTGGGTGGTCTAATTCTGCTAATTCCTTGTGCGGCTTAATGGAATCGACGATATCTTTTTTTGTCGCATACACAATCGACCAATCAAGTACGACCTTAACATTTACGGCATTGTCGGTAACTGTATCAATGTTAATTACTCTTTCTTGAATAGGATATGTGTTGTCGTAGATCATACGCGCTTTATCTCCGCACGTTGTATAGGCGTATAGTTTTTCTTCGCCGTTATCTACTTTTGCGTACAATCCGATTTCACGGAAATAGAATCCAGAAGTTACAACTTTGTTATTAACTCTAAACTGTAATCTCATTTGGCCAGCGTGTACAGTTTCGTTTTTCGCGATCGCGATGAATAACTTATGACTTTTTAAAGCCGTTAAATTGTCGATTGCTGATCCTGTAGCTGTGCCGTCGCCTATTGCTACTTTGGTAAATGTAAGTACATGACCAGCACGACCTTGAGTCAACATATCACGACCTGCATTAGTTAATTGTAAGGGCAAAAAATCCCCAGTTTTATTAGGCATTATTTAAAAGTCCTTTCTAAAATCGACTATGATTTAATAAGGATTCAATGTATTCGGCTTCTGTTGATCCAATCGTCATAGTGTAGTCAACGCTACACGGAATATATAATTCTTCGTAATCGGATACAACTCCGCTGAAATATACTGATTCGCCTAAATCAGTATTAGTAATGAAATGAAATCCTAAATGCGCTGGCTTCCATTGGTGGATAGTATCTATTAAATCCGTCCAATTAGTAATACTTCCGTCCTTAACGTGATATTCAAGTAAGTATTTATCATAGATTTCTACGATTAATCCGTCTTGATCTTCAACGTACTTATTTAATAATTCAGTAAGGAATTCTATCGTAGACGTTTTTTTAGATTGTAACTTATTCCAGATTCTACGCCTTCGATTCTCAACGGAATCGGATTCATTGACTGTTAAGAATAAGTCGTTTTCCCATAAAGTTAATCCCCATGTAGCCGTACTGATAAAGCATTGTTTAAATAAATCTAAGAGTGCAGCCTTCTGCCTATCGTGTTCCGCAGATTGGCTATCCCCTACTACCTTAAAAGTAGTAGAGTTATCGGAAAGAAAATCAGGTAGGTAACGAAGAATATTTGTGTCTTCTTGCCGCATGAAATCCTTTCCTAGTTTCTGATCTAGTTTAGGCATTTATTTCCACCACGCCAATCTTTGGTAAACGTCCATTTAGTGGAATAGAATTATTAGTGTTATTTAACGTGATACTATTGAAGTCTGTATATCCAGCGGCAAATAGTTGTTTTACTATAGATGCCTGAGATACTTTATCCAATCTAAATCCTTCTTTTCTGAAGTAGCTTGTAAGATATTTTTTGAAAAGGTCTACTGTACCAGGACCTACGATACCATTTACTACGATATTGATTTTCATAATATCAGGAGAACTAACAATCACTTTTGATCCGGCAGGACGTTTTAATTCTATGTAGGCTTTTACTTTGTTAATTAGATCAGGACTAGCTTTATCACCATTACTATCTACGATTGCGACGCCTACTGTACCTGGGCCTTCAACTAATTCAGTAACCCTACAGCCACCGACTCCGACTACAGAAGTGGCCCAGTTATTGTAATGATAGATATTGCCAGAAGTGGCAGGAGTACGAACATAATCATAATATCGTTGATATAAGGATTCGTCTGATTCTTCATCGAATCCGTCGTATGTCGGTTTAGGATTTGTAACCGATGTTACGCCACCGATACTCATCGGAATAAGAGTAATCATATCGGCTTCGATGTTATATTCTGATCCAGAATATTCTGCTTCGATAGGAATGGTAGCTGTACCATTGTCTTCGATGTAAGATTCTTCAGTTGTGTAGAATTTGTAACCGCTTGTAGATTGGAATAAGGATTTAGCTGGTATCCATGCAGAAGCGTTACCTTTAACAGTAACTACGCCTTTTGCTTTGGCTGCCAATTTGCGATCTATACCGAAGTCGCTACATTTTTCCGTAAGGTAGTCGCCCCAGGACGTACTAGCGAAGATAGCGTCGCGAAGCATATCAATTTCGAAGTATACGTTTTTAAATTCTTCAGATGTGCTATTGATGATATCTCTTTTAAACGTACCTTCGATAACGCTTTCTTCTGATCCGTGTTGCTTAATGTAATCGGTTAATCGTTGTTGGATTGTATTTACGTTTTGCGATCCTAAAATGTCTGCCATTACATCACCACCTTATACGTTGCTTTACTATAAATTGATGTTAAATAAATTGTGATTTCGATAATGTCTTTTTCTTGTCTTGTTATCGTCATATTATCGATAGATACAATGTAAGGATTAACTAGTAACCCTTCCCTTATATCTGCCTTAATCATTTCGCCTACGTTTTTGATGTTGCTGTTGCCGATGTACTTTTCCAATTCAATGCCGTAACTATCATGATATGCAACATAGCGAAATCTTTCTGTTTTTAAGGTCTTGTAAATCCATACCTTTAAGGCTTCGTTTTCGGTAACGATAACGTGTTGCCCGTCTGCATTTTTTAGGAATATGTCTTTCTCAAAATCCCACGCATATTCCTTTAGTAAGGGCAGTTGATCCGCACTTGATGTATTGGAATCAAGTGTACTAGTAATAAATGGATTAGCCATATAAGCCCTTTCTATAAGTGTACGATCTTGTCTAGGATTATGTATTGTTGTGTCGTACCTTCGACTTGTTGAATCGGAATGATAGATACATAATCACCAGGCTTTAAGGTGTCAGTATAGATGATATTATCCGTATATGGATTGTTGATTTCGTGCGTATGACTTGCGAATAAGGCGTATCCACCACCACCAGAACGTGGCTGCGTTTCAGATTTTATAACGCCTTTTGCCGTCCTTTCATATCCTATAAGTAGATACTCGCTGATCCATACATCTTCTTTTTCAAGAAGGAAGTCCTTGTACTGAACTTTAATATTCGGTGGTGGTGCTAATACCTTACCAATCTGAATAGTTTCGGGCTGATTGTTTTTAGCTACTCCGTTTAGGATTCCTAATAATTGAGATTCCGGTGTTTCATTCATGATGTATCTTTCTATTAAATAATAGATAACTAAGTTATGATCTGCGTAAAATCTAAAGTTAATGTCATTTTGTGCTGACCATTACTAAACGTATGAGAATCTGACTTGATGAAGAATTTACCTTTTAAGTTTTCTTCTTGGATCGCAATCGACTTCCCAGCTACACAATAGATATTACCCATTGCGTCTAAACTGGCGTCGATATCTACGGAATGTAGTAACTTCGTCGCAGCCGTTTTAGTATCGACCTTCTCATCTGGCTTATAGGTATTTATGATCTTACCGAACTTCTGATAAGCCCAGTCGCCTTTTACTACGCGATCAGGAGAGGTATCCCCATTATTATCTGCGATGTAAACTAGGGATACTAGATTCTCTATCGATTCGCCATGTGTTGAACTCATGATATTCGTCTTATCAGTTAGCGAGAAATTAGCTATATGATTTGTGCCATTGTTACCGATGATGATGTTGTTATTCTCATCGATAGCCATAACAGAATATTTCTTATTATCTTTTGCAGATTGTAATTCAAGTGCTTTCTTGAATATCTCCGTGGCCGTCATATTATCGGCAATAAAATCACCTTTAGCGTCTAGGGTTACGCCCTTGTCTAATACAATCTTGTAACCCCATTCGTTGGCCACTTGTTTAAGATCATCAAGTACAGTTGTATCTTTAAATTTTTTATTGAGTTTAGATTTCGCTAGGTATATTAAATCATCGTAAGCTGTAAAGGTTTTATCGAATCCCTGGGTATTGCGATTGTGTACCCAGATTCTACCTTTAAATAATGTAACTTCTTTTGATTCAAGATTAGATTCTTCTTCGATGTACTTAACTAGTACCTTACTTCCTACTTCGATATTTGGATTTACGAAGTTGCTATCTTTCGTTACATTATTAAATGCAATTGTAAATTCTAGTTTCCTAGCCGCTTCTTGATTGTCGCCCGACCATGTAAAGGATACGATGTAGTTTGTTAAATCCTTATCGTCGATATAGAACTTAAATTTATTCATGATCTGCCCTTTGGTGGACTATTAAATTTAGTCGTAGATTCTTTTAAGGTAAATTCCTTATCGTTTACGATAGCGGATAAGGTGTTGTTATTATTCTTTCGGATATGAATTAGGTCGCCAGGGTTAAAGGATATCTTCTTTTCGCTTGCCGTCTTAATTAAAGATTTAGCGTAGGAAAGATACTTCGTCTGATTCACATCTAAGCCACGATTATTAGTCTTTGAGATTGCACGATTGAGGAACGTCAAAGGTGTATCACCTTTACGATACACAAGGTTAGCTTTAACTTTATCTAACGCCGTTATCTTACGTTGATTGAGATCCGTCTTCTTGTCGATCTGCTTTGTATTTTCTCCGATATGTTTGTATTCGGTGAAAGATAATGAGATATCGATATCCCCTACTGGGGAAGAATCTTCGTAGTTGAAGGAATCGATAGTTACATCTAAATCTACACTTGTACCGACTATCGTTAAATGACAATTTGTATCGTCGTTTCGGATCGCGTTTAAGCGTTTTATATAATCGGCTGTATCGACTGCCTTTGCGAATTCATAGTCTATACCAGGAAGGAACGTAGAGAAGGATATTTTCTGTAGTCCAGTTTTACCAATCATATTGATATCACCAATGGATTGGATATTGATTACGCTATTGTTATTGCTAACACTTACAGAATAAGAAGGTGGTTGAACGGGTAGAGTGATACTATCAGATTTCCCTGTAATTATGATCTGCCCGTCCTCGGCTGTATTCGCTAAAGTTTGTCTATTAAATAATTGAGATAAACCTTTATTAACAATCGTTTCGATTGTGCTGCCAGTAAATAATGACATCGATTAAACAGCCCCTTCCATTGTATTAATTGCATGAGTTTGTAAGCGATCTACCAATCCAGATATGATCCGATTGATATCGGCTTCTTCTCTTACGACGATAGAATCGGCTAGTTTTGCGATGTTAATAGAGTTTCCACCTTTAGAAGCTGAACCTTCTTTTCTTCCCATTTCACGGGCTTCTTTAACTGACTTATCATGTGGCATTACTCTTGTACCAGAAGGAAGGTCTACAATCTCGCCACCCTGATCATGAATTGCAGCTAAGCCGCCTTTCCAGTTTTCTGCGCCTGTAAATAGAAGTGGAATGTTTAAGCTGAAATCTTGGCCACCGAATCCAGGTACCCATGAAGGAATTGTAAAGCTAACAGAATTCAATGCACTAATAATAGTGTTAATAGCTTCTTTGATGAAAGATACTGCACCAGATACACCAGATTTAATACCTTCCCATAATCCAGTAAAGAAGTTAGCGATAGCATTAATGCCGTCATTCCAGGCTGGTACTAAAGTACCATTAAACCAATTTACGACCGCGTTAATAGCATTACGAAGCATATTCCAGCCCGCTATTAAGTAGACTTTAACTGTATCCCAGTTTTCGTAGAGTAGGTATAATACTACTACGATTGCCATGATAATAGCACCAATAGGATTAGCGATTAAGGCACGTCCTACTAACATTACACCTCTTGCAATAACTGTTAAGAATTTACCTACGATACCGCCGAAAGTCATGATTCCACGTCCGATAGTTGAAAGTACTCTACCAATAGCACCGATACCATTACCGAAGAATTTAATTGCTGATCCGACTGCACGGATAATCGTCTTGGTAGTTTGGAATCCTGTACGTATTTTAGATACAGCCGTTAATGTCATACCAATACCACGGGTTACACCGAAGAAGGCTATTGCTATTTCACCTAGCGTAATAACCATGTCTAAAGTGCCGTCGTTGGCGTCTAATACTTTGTTAGTAAATTCAGTAAAGCGATCTACTAATTCTTTAACTTTAGGTGCTAACTTTTCACCGATTTTATATAAAATGGCCATGCCATTATTCTTCGCAATCTGAAGCGATCCGCCTAAAGACTTTTGCATTTCTGCATAGGCGTCATTCATAGCGTTTGTGGAATTGATAATTCCGTTTGTCTTCTCTTTGTAGGAATCGATATTCTGTGCAAGTTTAATAAATGCACGACCACCAACATCGCCGAAGGCTTGAAGTGCTAAACCTTGCTTATCCATACCTGACATACCTTGTGTTTGAGTTTCGAAGTCTTGTGCTATATCTATAAGACTTCTCATGTTGCCAGCTGAATCTTTAATCGCGATTCCCATATTTTCAAGTACAGCACGATTAGAATCTTTCGCCATTCTTTCAAAGATGTTAGATAAACCAGTACCAGCTTCGCTACCTCTTACACCGCTATCGGCAAGTACGGCCAATGCGCCTAGTGTTACGTCTAAAGATTGATTCATAGCACTAGCAGAAGCAGAAGTCTTAGTTAAGGCTTCACCTAAATCGGCAACGTCTGCAGATGAGTAGTTGGACGCAGCTGTAATCGCGTCTAATACATGAGGTACTTGGCTAGCTTCTAATTTAAAAGCATTCATCGTATTAGTGAACATGGAAGCTGCGACTGTAGCGTCGGTATCTGTGGCCACGGCAAATTTGGATACGGATTCCGTCATATCCATAATTTCCTTACCAGTTAACCCTGCGATACTACCGCCGATAGCATTTGCCATGTCTACTAATTTATCCGTCGATACTGCTACACGCGTACCCATTTTGTAAAAGGCGTCTTGTGCAATATCGGTAGAGTTTTTTGTATCGCCTTCTAGTTTGTTTAAGAAAGCGTGATATTTTGTGTCAAATTCAGAATAAGCTGCAATCGAAGCAGAAGCCGTCGCGATCGCGGCCATAGCAAAAGGCTTCATCAAGTCCGCTGCGGAATTAAAAGCCTTTCCTGTATTGGCGATAGATTTAGACGTTTCTTTCGCCATGCGATCCGTCTTCTTTAATCCTTCGTTTACTTTTGCCAACTTATCTGACATCTGATCCTGAAGTTTGATGATAGCGTCTATTACTGTAGCCATTTAGTCGTTAATCCTTTCGGCTTCTTCTTTTCGCTTCTCTATGTCAAAACTTACAAAGGCACTTATGATTTGTTTTTCTCCGATAGGTAAATCGAAATAGTCTTTAGGATTCCAATGGTGATATCGATATAAGACATACGCATTTTGGATATCCCTATCGGATTCAATTAGTTTTTTATTTCAGTTTCTACTTCTTTAGCTTTAGTTTCATCTTCCATGCCAGAAAGTTTGTTAATAATGGAAGTGATATCTGCTATTTCAGATACTGTAAATAAAAGTAACATCAAGTCCGCAGGATCTGTAGCACCATATTTCTTTTGTAATTCGGCGCTTTTCAATTCTTTATCGACGATACCACTAAGTAAAAGATGTGCATTGTATTTAGTTTCATCTAAATAAGGCGCTTCTTTCTTCGGTCTTACGATACAGATATCCTTGATCCGCATATACTCTTTTGTAGTAAGCCCTTGTAAGGTAATTTCAAATTTTTCACCGACAATCTTAGACAAAGATTTTACTTCGTAAGTTTCGGTTTCTTTGTGTTTTAAAATGCTTTCGTCTTTTGCGAGTAAAGCATTTACAAGGTTAATTTTTCCAGTCATGATATATATCTTTCTCTATTAAATAATAGTTAAGAGGGCTAGATAGCCCTCTTTTATGATCTTAAATCGTTTCTTGAATTTCCCAGTCGCCGAATGTGAAGTTATATTCGTCTTCAAGCAACTTACCTACTGACCATTTAATCAAGTTTAATGTGTCAAAAGTAGCGTCGCGAATTACGATTCTTTCTTCTCCGTCAACATCAGGATCATTCAGTTTAGATGTGATTGTAAATACTGGTTGTTTACCAGCTTTGATGAGTGGCGCCATTTTCTTCAACATAGCAGAATCTACTTTGTGGAATTTGATTTTGCCCTTGCCAGTCGCGCCTACTGTTTTGTAAGTCTTAGTAAGGAACTTAACACGTTTTACTTCGGATTTATCAAGTGTAATAATCGCTTCTAATTCTTCGACTTCTGCGAAGTACTCATCATCGATCCATACTTGACCTTGCGTACCAGAAATAACGTCTTTACCTTCGATGTATTTCATTGAATATACCTCTTTTAAATAATGGATAAGTATTAGATGTGAATCGGTAAGCTGATGTTTTCGATTGCATCTAACAAGGACATATTAGCTGTTAAGAATACGTTATCGCCTACGTTTTCGTATTTGATTTCGATTTCTTTCATGCGTTGTAATTCTTCTTTGGATCGCTTACCATGTTTCATTAAGTAAATCTTAGTAGCTTCAACGTCGATAGATACTTCGTTTTTACCTTTTTCGCATAAGCCCTTGTTTTCCAATTCAAGGAAGTAACCTGTAATAGCCGTGATAAGTAAGCAACGATTATCGAAGGAGTTAGCATATTTACCTAAATAGGAATCTTCGGCAGTCTTCTTAATATCATCGTGGATCATATCCATTAATTCTACTAACTTAATTTTCTTGAAGGACTCGCCTTTTTCTTGAACTGTAGTTACAAAGGAGTTTACACCACGGGCAACTTTAACCTTTTCGCCATCGTCGAAAACGACGAATTCACCTGCATTAATTCGGTTATCTAGTGTTTCGCGATCCACGAATTCTACACCAGTAACTTCTGGTAATGGTGCGTAAGTAACGGCAATCGTTGCAGGAGTGCCGCAGATTAAACCTGCGATCCGACCTAAGTATTGTTGGCCAGTATATTTTTTTGCACCGACTTCGAAGTATGTATTTGTTACGTTTACGATGCCTTCGCTATCGGCTGCCGTTTTAAATAAAACAGCTTTTACTTTGTTATCCTTTTGAGTGCGTTGTGCTTTGATCCATGTTGCGATAGATGTGGATTCTTCAGTCGTTGCTTCTGGATATACTAAGTATGTGAATTTAAGTGTTTCTGCGAATTTAAGTTTAGCGTTAATGTCGGCAGCGTTTTTACCAGTTTTAGGGAACACGGCAAGTATGATCTTGTAAGGCGTGTTTTGATAACCGATAAGCGCTAATTCAACTTGCTTCTTATTATCTTCAGAAAGCGCTTCAGGGATATCGTCGTTATCGAATACTTGATATTTAGTTACATCTTGAACGCTTGTATCATTCAAAAGTAAAAGGATAATACCACGATTAGCAGATTCGATAGCTGCGATACCTTTTTCTTTAAAAGAGATTGTAATTTGAGGAGATTTCATTTACTGATACCTTTCGTTTGTATAAATGGTATTCATGTTAGGATAGTCTGTGTCTGATCTGATATCGTATACGTCAAAGTAATTTACATCAAATTGTAATCGGACGATATCACTATCTTCGCCGTCTATTTCGGCTTGTAAATTTTCTGTCTGAATGAATCTACTATTATTTAATAGATACATTCCGTATGTAAAGCTGTTAAATAAAGTATCTTGTAACGCATATAATTCTTCGGCTAAGAGTGTACCCTTTTCCGAAAAGAATGTTATGTAAATCGTTACACGATTCTTCTGGTAGCTATAATTATTTCGGTTAGTTGTGCGGATCGCTTTTAAGAAAAAGCAAGGCGATTTAAATCCTTCCTTAGTTTCATCTAAGTAAGCTGGATAATCGTAATGATCCGTAAGTTTAGTCTTAACGGCTGTTAAGATATCAAGTTGATTCATAGCGTTACCCTTCTATCTTTTTCTTCAGGCGTTTAACCATTTTATCCATTTCCGTAGGAAGAACAGTATCACCGATTTCTTTTGTAGTAGAGTCAATGAAGTGTTTACCTTGTACGAATCCGATAGTCTGACCGCTTTTAGATACTAATCTATGACCGCGATCCACTAAGCCGATATGAGGTGCTGTGTTATAGACTTCGGCACGAAGATTAGTTAAGTCTGTACCGCGGATACGCTTCTTCCATGATTTAGAAAGTTTCTTTTTGTGATCCGAACCAGAATCAGGAGTTTTGTCGGCTAATTCTTTTTTGAGTTTTAAGCTAGTACGATTAAGTGCCTTTTCTGCTTCTTCAGGATATTCTGCGATAGCTTTTGCGATGTTGTCGATTAAGGTATCGATGTTAAGAAATTCAAGGCTAGCCATTACTTCGTACCTCTTGTTTTGTCGTTGGAATTAGTACCACGGCTTTTAGATTCTGCTACGATTTCTAAAGATTCCATATCGTCGTAAGGATCTGTTATGCCTATGATCCGATAGATTCTATCTTTGAATTTAATTGTCATATTCGTATCAAAGGTAACAGTTTTTGTATATCGAATAACGAATCTGATTTGGTTTAAGCTAGTAACTACATCTTCTGCCGTTTGATCCGAACTTCGAATCGGATATACAGCCGCCCAGCATTTATAAACGGGCATATCTTGTACAGTACTAAAGCCGTTAGGCGTAGTAGTGTTTTGTTTCTGATAGAATGTAATACGTCTATTCAATCGACCTGGATTTAATATCATAGTTACACCTCTTCATAATTAGAGTTGTACTTGATTGTAATAAGCATATCCGTAATGGAATGAGGATATTCGCCAATCATAGACGATTTATTTGCTAGATTTCGATTCGTGTACCAATGAGTTACAAGCAATAACGATAGTTGATCCATAAGAGGATAACTATCGTTATACTTTTTGCCTGTGGTGGATTCGATATAGCTAATAGACGCATTGATTAATTGTTGTATTTCAGAATCTTCTTCGTCGGTGTCGATCCGCAAATACAATTTTGCTTCGTCAATCGTCATAGTTTATGATCCTAAATTATTTTTTATTAATGAAGACTAAGCCATTAGCGTCGATAACTTTGCCGTCTACCAATGCGATAGAGTCGTACACTTTTTGACGTGTAGAATTATCTGTATAAGTGTACAAGTCTACTTCGTAAGATGTATTAAGCATATATTTGGACAAGTCAAACAATACAGCTACTGTATTAGTTGTTGCCGCTGCGTCGAAGTCTGGTAATGCGTCTGTAAGCACTACGTCATGACCTAAGAAGCGATATTGAGGAGTTTGTACGATACCTGCATTGATGATAGGTTGACCATTTTTATCGACCATAGTTGCGAAGTTAAGTGCAGTACCTTCATTCATGATGAATACAAAGTCTTTTTTATAAGCAGAAGGAACGGCTTTTACCGCTTTAACCAAAGTTGCATAGTCGCAAGCTGTAGCGTCTACTTTTGCTACTGCTGTAGCTGTAGTAATACCAGAAGGTTGACCAGTACCAGTACCAGCGATAATAGCTTTTTCAAGTGCCTTACCCATAGCGTCTACTACGTTTTTAACTAATGCAGATTCGAAGGCAGCAAGGCTGCGAACGTCCATATGGAAAGATACGCCTGCATTACAACGAAGTTGATAAGCTGTAAAGGAAATAGAAGCTGTAGTCATTTTTTGAGATTCGCCTACTGCATTTTCGTTTTGCCATACAGCTTCGAATTTAGTTGCAGATGTAGGAACAGTTACACCAGCTGGGTAAGATACACGACGTACGCGAGGAAGAATATCGCCGTATTTTTCTAATTTAGTAACGATTTCGTTAAGAACAGTTGTCGGAATTACAGCGCCGTTATCTGCTGTTACAGATGTAGCTGCGGCACGGAATTCTTCTGGGATTTCAGTACCTTTAGTTACATATTCCATAAATGCGGAACGATATTCTTGGGATTCAAGGGAGATGTTATTCATTTCGTTAAGTCCTTTTAAATTAAGAGAATTACCTAAATTGTTATTAGTTTCTAGTTGTTTAGCGATTTCTTCGCGAGTGCGTAACTCTTCTGCTTCCTCGTTTAGGATCGCTAACTCATCTTGAAATGCCTTCAAAGTTTCCATATCGGCAGAATCAATAAGGCTGCGAATTTCGACTTTACGGGCTTTGATTTCATCAATACGATTCATCTTGTACCTTTCGTCTATTAATTAATAGTTAAATTAGGATAACAAAAAAGTGCCACCTAGCTAGATAGCACTTAATTTAGATATATGACCTTCTATAATATAAGCGTATTAGTCGGTTAAAAGTACGGCTTTTAGCGCTTCGCGAAGTTGATTTGTTTCGGCTTCAATTCGTGCGTTATCGAAGTTACGATAGATTGCCTGAACAGATGTATCATCATAGGCAGGGAAATCGACTACGGATACTTCCTTAATAGCTTTGATAGATTCGATGTGTCTGATATTTGCTTTATAGGAATCCTTTTCTACTACGAATCCGAAGGACATTTTACTAATGTCGCCACGCTTGATTAATTCGTAAATATCACGGCCTGTAGATGTATTCGCGATCGCGGCTTCGATGTATAAGCCTACATCATCTGCTTTAACTGTTAAGGTATTATTTGATGTACGGGCAAGTAATGTATTCTTATCGTCATGGTTATATCGAAGTACGATATCGGATAAATCACAATTATCTAAAGCAGATTTTTCGATTACTTCGTAGTACTTAGCGCCGTTTACTGATCCGATAAGAGTAGGACTATCGAATACAAGGGCATAACCAGCGATTAGCATATCTTCTTTGGTTTCTAGTACGGATTCTTCCGCGCTTCGTGTTTCTAACATATTATTTTTCCTTTTCTTTTAATTGGTACTGATCCGCTTTGTCGGCGTTGATGTAGTTAAGGGATACTAGTCGTTTATCTCCGTCTTCAACAGGTGGCAAATCAAATAATTCACGCGCTTCGTTTGTCGTTAATAAACCTAAAGCACCTAATTCTTTTACCATAGATACCTTATTCGTAGTGGAAGCGTATGTAAGTCTATTAGAATTAAAGTCGATGATGTTACCGAACTTTCTTTCTTGATCCGTAAATACCTTAGATGTGAATTCTTGGCTTAATTGGATCTTAATTGCTTCGATGATAGATTCATAGAATGCTTGCCATTCTGTTTCTGTGTAGTTACCAGATACGATAGATTCTGTGATACCAAAGTAAGAGTACACTTCGTTTTGAAGATACTTTAACTGTGCGTCTTCGGCAGATTCTACTTTGTTATTAATCGGAATGAATTCGGTAGATGTATCGACCGCAGCGATACCACCAGATTCGCTAGTAAAAGATGTAAATCTATTAGCAAATGCCTTCGCTTGCTTTAACCAATTTTCTTGACCGATATTACCTTGAATTTTTAGCACTCCTGATATCTTGCCAGAATTTTCTACCTTATTAGAAATACTTCGTCTAGCTTTAAATAAGTTAGTTAATGTTTCTTGTAAAGGTTGATATGCGTCTTGACCTAAGAAGTCATGAGAAGAAAAGTTACGTCGGATATGGATAATATCTGAATAAGGTACGGCTATGGTTTTACCTGTATAAAAGTTAAATTTTAGATAAAGGGCACTATCTACTTCTTTTAATTCACAAGTCACAAAATCAATAGGATAGAATCCACTAATGTCGTTTTGCGGATCGCGTTTGACATAAATAAAAGAATTTCCATAATACAGTAATTGGCTTGTTACCTTATAAAGAAAATCTGCCGTACTCATGTAGATATTAGGTCTGATAGATAGTAACGTATTGATTTTAGTGTCTTGTTGATGTCTACCCTCTTCATTTTTGAGGATATGGACTGGCTTTAATTTGGAAATGTGTCTAGCGATAGTATCTACACAAGCCCTTACAGTTAAATCGTTATAGATTTCAGAACTATAATTCGTGATTAGACTGTTAAAGGAATTGATAAGTTGCGCATTTTCCAACTTAGTCGGCGTCTGATTAGTACCGAAGATTGTAGACATGAAATTACGGAATTCCATTATTTACGCACCTTTCTAATCTTAGATTGTAAGTATAGATAAAAATAACGAATAGTAGCGACTAATAAGATTAATAGTCCTACCAATATCGGAAGAATGTACCTAGCAATAATAAATAGTAGGACGATGATTATTAAGATATAAATAATATCTAGCATTGTTGATACTCTTTCTATTAATTAATAGATATATTATCTAGGAAGTGCTGATTCGTTTCCATAATATGATTGCCGATAGCTTCGACTACATTTACAGTAACGGCATTCCCAGCTTGTTTGTATAATTGGCTTGGACTTACGACTTGTGCTGCGGATTCATATTGGCAATCGGTAAATCCTTGTAATCGCCAACATTCTTTAGGTGTTAGCTTTCTGATCCGAATCGGATCGTTATCGACTAATACGCCTACACTTCCACTTACTGTAAGTGTTTGGCTTTGTTGTGGTTGTACCCTTCCCCGTTTTGTCGTGGAATTAACGTAACTTAAATCGATTCCGTCGCCGATGTAAGTATCGATGTATCCTTTTTCCGTTGCGTTTTTGATCTTGACTGCAACTCTTGGAACGTGTTTGTAATCAGAAGCAGATAACGTCCTAGAATTACCAGTAGCCCATACTGTATTTTCATTGTCGAACGCAGAACAGCTACCACCGAAATTATGGATACCTGAAGAAGGAATTTTATATAATGAAGTTTGTGTACCACCTTGGGCCATTAATGTAGGTGCTATTCCTGTGGCGTCGTAGACTCGGTTTCCTTGGTGGCCGGGGATAATCTGGCTAAGAGTTGATTCACTTTTTCTTGGGTTAGGTAATAACTTTCTGGAACCTGGGTTTCCATAATATCCAGCAAGATACACTCTTTCTCGGTTTTGTGGCACTCCGTAGTCTTTAGAGTTGTAAACGTGCCATTCAACAGAGTACCCTCTTTTGGCCATTTCACTAAGTACGGTAAAGAATCCGCGTCCTCTATCGATTGATAATAAGTTTTTAACATTTTCACACACAAGCCATTTGGGTTTATTGTTGGATTTTTCGCTTTCGTCAAGAAGTCGCATAACTTCGAAGAAGAGTCCTGATCGCGTTCCGTCTTTAATTCCTTTTTGGTTTCCTGCGATTGAGATGTCTTGGCAAGGGAATCCAAAGGCCCATAAGTCGGCAGCTGGTAAATCTTTTCCTTTGATGTTTCTGATGTCATTGTTGAAATATAATCCTTCCGTATCATAAATAGCTTTATAAGATTCTTGGGCGAATTTATCAAATTCACAATAGCCGATACATTTCATACCAGCTTTTTCTAATCCAGAATGAAATCCACCAATCCCAGAAAAGAAGTCTAGGAAAGTCATTTGTTGCGGATCAGAAATCAATTCTTTAGTCGTATCTTCTGTATTCATATAATCCTTTACTATTAATTAATAGACAATACTAATATGATAGATTCATATATGAGTAGTCTTCTTGATTATTTAGATAAATGGTGTAAGCATTAAGAATCGCTGCGAATCCGTCAATGCGGATACCATTCTTATTCCGATTCTTAGTAGGTTGTATGTTTCCGTTAATGTCTGTATCTGCTTCTACACAAGCCAGATTCCAGATCGTAATAGGATTGTTATCATAGTTTATGATCTTATCTTCGATGTCATTCTTGATCCGCTGCATAGGGATTGATAAGGTCTTCTTCCCTTGTCGAACTTCTTCGCAGATATTCTTGCCATATTGCATTTGAAGTCCTTCTGTTAATTGGGCACTTCCCCAGGCGTCGTATCCGAACTTGAACGGAAATACACCATAGGTATTTTGCATTTCGATGTACCATTCTAAGATGTCGTTACTGTTGATGTTTTTACCCTTAGTGAGTCTAAGTAATCCCTGGTTATACCATGCGGTATACGGCTTATTGTCTCGCGCTTCATATTCGGCTAAGCGATCTTCTGGAATGAAGTACATCGACTTGATGTATATTTGATCCGAAGAAGCCTTTTTAAACAACATACAAGCAGATGTTAAATCTATCTGTTGAGATAAATCCCAGCCACCGATGTAGTAACAATTACGCATATCTTCCATATCGAAGGTATCTTTATTGATGATAGTATCGATGTCAAAGAAGGCTGTATTCCCATTAACTGGAATGTTGAAATCCTTGCATAATAGGTTAGGTAAATTTCTATTATCTTCTTGCGCAGCTTCTACTTTCTTTTCAAGATAGGATATCTGCTTTGATACACCTAAATTCGGATTTGCTTTAACCCAGTTTTCAGGATCATAAACTTCGTTTCGGTTATCCAATTCATAAACTATCGGAAGTACTGTAGGATCCGTATAGTCCTTTTGGATAAATCGGTTAATAATTCTTGAACATTCATCGTATTTCAGATCATAAATGTTATCTCGGATCATACCTGATGTCGAAGTAATTATAGATAGTGGTTGTAGTCGTGCTGACATTCCGTCTACTAAGACATCGTATAGATTCTTATCTTTTATTGCGTGTAATTCATCGATTAAACTACAATGTACATTCAATCCGTCTAAGGTGTTAGATTCAGATGATAAGGGCTTGAAAATACCTTCACCCAGATCGCACTTGATTTCATTGATGTAAATCCTGGCATGACGTTTTAATTCTGGTGATTTGTTAATCATCTTCTTAGCAGATTCCCAGATAATTTTTGCCTGATCCTTTTTCGTAGCTGCACTATAGAGTTGTGCACCTGCTTCGTTATCTGCATATAGTAAATACAATGCTATCGCCGAAGCTAATACAGATTTACCATTCTTCCTAGCTACGATTAGGATCAATTCCCTAAATTGTCGTAGTCCAGTATCTTTGTCGATAAATCCAAAGAGTGCAGATATTAAGGCTTTCTGCCATAATTCCAGAATAAAAGGTTTACCAGCTAGTTTACCTTCTCCGTGTTTGCAGAAGGTTTCGATAAATTCAATAACGCGTAGTGCCCTATCATTGTCATAGACGTATTGGGATTTAGTATCTATTAAATGATAGACAAGATATTCGTATACAGCTTTTACTTTTTTGCTAACTATGATCCGACCTGACTCTATTTCTTTGTAGTATCGCTGTATATAATTCATATCTTCTGCCCTACTTCGTAATAAAAGCCGTTAATGAATCTTGTACTTCGGACTGCCTTTCATCTGGTAACAATCCAATCAGATTTTTAATTACAGTATTGTAACTTCGGATCATGTTGTTATAAACTTTGACGGCTGAAGATTCTTTTACACCAGATTGATTAGCACCATTCTGGTATTCCTCTACGCAGCCATTTAATAGTATTTCTTGTTGAAGGCTTAAAAGTGTAACGTACATGAACGCAGCATTATTTATTAGCCCTTGCGATACGGCATAAGCAGTATCATCTAATAAAGGCTTAAATATACGCTTCATTCGATTCGTTTCTTTTCTTAATGCCTTTTCGCGATCTGAACTCATATTATGCTTTCTCCGATGTTAGCCAGTCATATGCAATCGTTACAGTTGAATTATCTGTATAATTGGCTAGGCTATACAATTCACAATCATGTGCCTTAAATAATGTGTCGGCAATCGTGAAGACTATTGTCTTAGTCCTGCCGTATCTTAAATGATTCATGATCTGGATCGCATCGTCTTCGTTTGTAAATATGAAGGCGATGTACTGATCCGAACTCTTAATAAGTACTGAATCAATCTCGTATGATTCTCTTTTGAACATGAAAGAGATATCTGTATATTTGTTTTGTTTCATAGCTTTGGTTTCTGAAAAATAATCTAAAAGGATACTACACCTTCTAATAAAAATTGGATTTAGCATACAAAAAAGAGGGCGCCGGTCTTGGCGATAAATCATTTTTCTATAAGGGTAGGGGGCGTCAAATGAAAATATTGTCTATTATTTAATAGAACTATTATTATCATGTACCGATACGACGTTACCTTCGGCGTCAAACGTAATAGTACGTTGCTGCGCAGGTGTAACTGTACGTCTGAATCTGTTGTGTCGTTTGTTATGACATTCGTTGCATAACAAAACTAAGTTATCTGGATTCAAAGTAATGTTAGGATCATGAACATTAGATTCCGTTACAGGAATTACATGGTGTACTTCTTTTGCGTTTGGCGATCCGCAATCGGTACATAAATGGAAATTAGACTTTCGTATGAAATCCGAAAGCTGGATCCATTCCTTTGAGTTGTAAAAGAATTTCAAATTTTTAGAAATCATATTTTTAATCTTGAAAAAAATAACTTACCCTTTATTTGCGATGTAAGGAGAACCATTGCAGTAATAGAAGGTAAGTTATTTCTTGTAACCGATATTAAGTTTTGATAAGGAGTTTAACACGCTTTGGCTAATAATGACTAATTACAATCTTGGTATTGTAGTTAGATAATAAGGAGTTAATGGCGGAAAGGGATTGTGTTGGTCTAGGAGTTGTGAATAATGTGATCCAATCCCCTTCAATATATAAGCGCATTTAAGATATCAAAAGTACGGCTTTTCAAGAAGAAATATTTACTTAAATTTAGATTGTATAAAATCGAAGTGGAATAATCTATTCCAATTTTGATGTAAAATTGGAATAATTTATTCCAATCGAAAATGCCAATGAAGGCAGATAAATACTACATTTCTTAAAAAAAATACTACAATTTCACATTAATATAAGATATGTAAATTCGCAATTTAAGTCCTGGGATATTAGTCATGTAATGATACCGATGTTTTGAATGATGTTACTCATGAATATAATTATTAGAGTCTGTTAAATAAATTAGAATATATGATAGTTTCGGCTGCAACGTATGTATTATTTGTTATGTACGGCTTAAAAGAGAGTAGTAGTGCGTCGGTTACGGATCGCAAATGACATCTTTTTAGAATTATATTATTAAGAACGTAAATAATCGACGCAGCATTTTCTTCTTTTAAGCATGATCTAGTATCAAATTCATATAAAAAATCAAAATTTATTTAAAAAGTGTCTATCATTTAATAGATAACTATGATATACTATAGTTAGGAGTAAAACAAATATCATGTGTAAGCCATAGGGAGGCATACGAAAGGTAGTACGATTCATTTAGTGCAATCGTACTCTTTCGTATGCTTTTTTTGCATTTAATTAAAATTTTTTTTAAACACACATTAAGAATGAATTTCGTGCGTAATATATGAGTGTAAGGCGTCAAAGATAAGCCTTGCACGTTTATGTTTCATTCGTCTATTAATTAATGGACAATTAATTCAGTAAAGGACAACTTCATATGAATTCAGTAGTAACTTCTACACTTACTAACACTTTTAACCACGATTTGCGATCCGGTGATTATGGCGAATCGTGGACTAGGGAATTTCTCAAATGGAAGGGGATTGACGTATTTAAATGTGATACGCCAGCGTTTAGGACGTTGGACGTAGATTTTACTACTGATTACACATTATCTACGTCGAATGATCCGGAAGAGATTCTCAACGCAAGATATCCGCTTATAGAAGTTAAGACGGATAAAAGTAAATCCCAGAATCAATGTATCGAAATCGTAAGCAACTTCAATAATGATTCCCCTGGCTGGGCACTAATAACAGCTGCGACCGATATATTTAGTATTTTTCCTAACCTTAACAGATGTTTTGTGTACGACGGACAAGCCCTAAAGGCTTATGCTGAATCGATTAAGGACGATAACAGTATTAAGACTTTGATAACTAATACCTATAGTAAAGGTGGAAAGTTGTTGTACAAAAGCGCCGTTAAGCTAGTGAATCGTAAGACATTAAAGGAACTTGGAATTTTGGTAAGGGAATTTAGGTTAGATAATTATGAGTTGCTGTACAAGAAAGAAGACAATGGAAAAATTAGTTAAACACGAAAAAGCGATCCGAATCCTATGGCTAATTGCGATCTTGTGGACGTGGAATAGTATCACAAATTTACTATTCCTTCTTTTAAGCATGTATGTTGGATTCCTGATCATAAACTTAATAGTCGATGTTATCAGAAAGGTAGAAGAGAAGTGGATTCTGCGAAAGTGCTAAGTCTGTATTCCAACTTAAAGGAATCTGCCATTAATAACATCGATGTAGTTGGCTATCTCATCGATATTGAATCTGCGTTAGCAGCACTGAAGCCACGTCATAGATTGATATTAACTAAGATATGTATCGAAGGTTATTCTCAATCTGAAATAGCAGAAATGCTAGGTATTACTAAATCTACAATGAATGGCGTTTATCATAACGCGCTGATCCAGTTTGAAAAGGAATTTAATCATGCAAAAGAAAATTAATCCCCTTAAATTTGCCAATTCTCTAAAATCTCATGAGTCCTACACGGAATTCGAAATCATGGGATTTCTAGCGAAGGCGACCAATCAATACGAATATGACTCAATCATCGATAGCCTGTATTTCAAAGATAGAAATAATAAGTCAGATATCAAGAATCGAAGTGAATACAGTTGCTATACTGCGCGTGGTCTAAAAGAAAGAGAACAGCGCGAAGATTCAATCGAATTCCTAACCGATGTCAAACATATTCAATTTAAACAGCATTAACAATCAAGGAGTTATCAATATGAATAATGTGATTTTTACTCATGCCGACAACAAAAACAAATACTATCAATCAAAGGCAAAAGTCGTTACAGATGAAGGACGTTTACAATCGCCTAAGTTATTCAATACAAAGGTAAGTATGGACTATACCTTCGATTTTGAAGGAAGAGGTATGACGGCAAGCGATATCGTTAAACTAATTAAGGTCGTGTCTAACTACATTAAGCCAGATTCTACTTTGGCATGCTATGACTCTAAAAGTCGTAGACAAAAGCCTATGTCTAAGTGCGATCTGCAAAAGGCATTAGGATTCACGAAAGGAAGTTTTTACAAATTCTGGGCTAGATGTATAGAAGCGAATGTCTTTAAGTTAGATAAATGGATTTCTAATAATGACGTTACCTGCGAAGCTATCTTTGTGAATCCAATCGTTATGCAGTCTAATTTTAGTATCACACCATTGGCGTATTGGTTATTTAAATCTGACATCGATAAGAAGTTAGACGATACAACGATAGCCATGTTTACCGACGAATACTATCGTCAATACGGAACACATAGCCACGAAGACGCCAACAATTATTTAGCTGATACTGAAGAAAGTGTCATTGCGGATCATAAATGTGTACTTGATGAATTAGTATTAAATGGTAAGACTGCCGATATCTATCACTTTGGCGATAAAATTAATACCTTCTTCTTGGCGAATGAATCCGTAAAATCTGGTAAGAGAAGGGCAACTGACATCAAAACATACCGAAATCTATTTATCGACATCGACGCAGGTAAAGACGATGAAGGTAACTATTATGATCTGACTGAAGTTGCTAAACGTAAGGAAGCTATGTTAGAAGCAATCTACAATCTTCCATTAGTACCTACCATGATTACGGATACACGAAATGGATATCATTGTATCTGGTCTATTGAACCAACTGAAGACGGCGAAGCGTGGCAATCTGCGCAAGATAAATTAGTTAGCATTTTCAAGATCGCAGATAAGGCTGTTTCCGATAAAGCGCGTGTACTTCGTTTACCATATAGCACCTGGAAAAAAGGTGATTATGATCCGTACGAAGTAACTATCCATGACTCTAATTATGTGCGTTATGATCTTGATACTTTCGTTAAAGAACTTGAAGATTCCAAAGAAGATATTAACGCTGCGTGCGACAATTATTTAAATAAATACCCTATGACAATTAAAGCCGTACCAGATCGTAAATCAAAGGTTGAGTCTGAAGACATTGATAACCAACGTATCAAAGATATCGCTGCTGCTAAAACAGATATCCTTGATAATCCGAAAGAAAGAACACTTACCTATTCTGCTTTTAAGAGATCCGTTAAACGTGTAGATTTATCTGAATTTCTAAACTTACCTAGTCATGGTCTATTTAGATGTATCTTCCACGATGATACAAACGATTCGGCCAACATCATCGGTAACAAAGAAAAAGGCTTCAGATATTACTGCTTCAATCCAGAATGTGAAGGTAATGGTCTTAACCACGGATTAGATATTATTAACTGTGTTATGATCCTGCAAGGATGCAAATATCAAGACGCGATTTCCTATTTAGCAAAAGTCTTCAATGTAATACTTATAAATACTCATTAATTTATAACTTCCGATAACTATATACCTATCGGAAGTAATTATAAACGTAAAAATGCAGATAGTATCTAGCTTTATAAAAAAGCTGAATTACTATCTGCATAATATTTCAAGATTTACGTTATAAAATTATCAAAAACAATGAATAAATATAAAAATTTATTAGCATTTCTTAATAATAGACATTTATTATTTAAATCTTACTTTACCTTTCATCGATACGACTTTCAATTCTTCAGGTTTAAAAACTGGATCGCGGAACACTTTGAATGTCGGATTTTGATGTCGATACAACTCTACAGCGCATTCAAAAAATTCTGCTACTGTACGAGGATTTGTCTTTCTGATTTCTTGATATCGTAAATGCTGATCTCTAAAGAATCTAAAATTCTTTTTTACACAATCGGTAACTTCTTTTTGTGGTGCGATTCCTTTCATAAATAAATAATCTATTGTAATATTTTCAGTATCTAAATACTTATATAGATTGTCTAATAGTCTGTTGATTAGGACTGTATGTGTAATTTGTAATGTGTAAGCAAGATCGCAAAAGTAAACATAATCTTCTTTGAAGACGAAGCCGTTTACATTCTTTACATCGTCGCTATTAAGATACTTAGCAGGTCTTCCCTTATTTTCATTGATAGGGCTTGTAATTGTTGGCTTTTGTTGTGTAGTATCTCTCTTAACTTGATCTTGTTTCTGTGTTAACTTGTTTAATAAAGCGTTATTAGCCATTTATAGAATCCCCTTATTTAACAATTCTTCGGTAACATCTTGGATATCCTTACTTCCTGGACTATTAGGACTATAGTCTATGATTGCTTGGGATACACTTGCAGATTCAGATAATGCAGATGTATCTCTTACTATGGAATCCAACAAAGGGAAATCTTGTTTTATGATCTGGATTGTAAGATCAGAAATCTTACGTTTTCTGTATTGGTTGACGATTACGGCGTCGATTGACTTACCAGATACTTCGTTATTAATAGTATTTTGTAATAAGTTTAACCCTCTAGTAGATACGATATCAGGTTTAACGACGGATATAATGCGATCCGCAGCGTACAAGGCAGCAATGTTTATCATGCTTAGATTAGGCGGACAATCTATAACGATGTAGTCGTAATCACCTTTTACAGGATTCAATATGCGATCCAAAGTATCCTTTTCAATCTTTAGACTAGGATTAGCTACTTCGATATTAACTGGAATGATATCGTACTTTTCTGTATGAACGATAACATCTTGTACCTTTACATTCTTTCTTTTAAGCAGATCAAATAATGTTAGGTTGTATTCTTCGTTTGGAATCGCAAAATCCGTTAATGTAGATTGTGCGTCTAAGTCTACAAAGAGTACCTTCTTATTTTGAGAAGCTAAAATTACACCAATATTAAAAGATAGTAACGACTTACCGACGCCACCTTTTTGATTGATAAATGCGATAATACTCATAGTTTTCGCCCCTTTCGTTGGTTTAACTATATCACGCTAATTGTCTATTTGTAAATAGATAAATTAAACTATTAATTAATAGACAAGTGTTGTTATCGGATCATAAATGATGTAAAATATAGTTATGTAAGTGCGGTTAGTGTTTGATAGTGAAGGGATTTTAATAATATGGAATTAAATAAGGAAAGTACATCATATCCAGTATATACTAGACTTTTGGAACAGTATACGAATCGCATTCTAAAAGATGATGATGTTATTTTGATAGCGCGTAACTATGACGGAACTATCTCGCAATGGTTTTACAATCATGATGTCATGCAAAAGTACGATTTGGAAGATTCTGATCTTGATTTTGATGATAAGACTTGGATTCTTTTCTATAAAATAGAACATGAATGTAATAATAGTTTAACCGAAGCCTTAGTACTAGATGTTCTCTTAGAGTTGGAATATCAATTAATGGGAAGTCCTGAGATTATAGATTTGCGTGAAGAGTTAGGTCTTACTATAGAAGAATTAGCAATTAAATTACGCATGCCAGCAAGGACTTTGGATTGCATAGAAAAAGGATTAGAAATTCCACCTAGTTACGTTATGAGAAGTATCTATGTTGGATTAGTAAATGAAGTGGAATATAACCGATTTAAAGATCGAATCGAAAAACTAGAAGAAGAAAATCCTAACTATAACGTCATGGATCTACTGTACAAAGATTTGTTTGACAATCAAAATAACGAAGCCTTAGAAGATGTAGTCGCCGAAATGCTTGACGATAGCATTGATAATCTAGGGAAGAATAAGAAGAATAATTTTGAAGACGAAGAAGAAATATATATAACGCCTAGAGTAGGACATTCTTACGAAGAAGCGAAAGAATCTATTAAACGTATAGAAGAAATGATTCAAAAGCAGCAGCTAGAAGATAATAATTGACTTATATCTATACCAGGATTAGAATATAAGTAGTTGAAAGATTTGAATAATGTAAAAAGCACTAGTCGTAATTGGCTAGTGCTTTTTTATTGGCAAATTGACTAATTAATGATATTATTACATTAGTGATAATAATAATTCGCAAAGTTATATCATGTACGCGATCAGGAATCGCTACACAACAATAAATCAAAACGTGCAAAAAAAAAGCCTACCGACTATGCTGGTAACATTGTCGAAAGGCATATGCTAGACAAGTACCCACGATACTTGCTAACTTGTTTATTTGTACTATTATTATAGCATATTAAGAGTTAAAGATACAAGCATTTAACTATTTTTCTCTATAAAATTGGGTACTTGTTTAGCATAGCTAAGATATTAAGAAATATATCTTGTAGGCTATGCTTTTTTTTGTACCCAGCTGCATAGGGTAAAAATAGAATAATGCAGCCAGATCGCTACTGATCTGCTTAAAGCAAAAGTAGAATTATCTAACTAGGTTAGGTAAAGTCCTCGCCAATAGGACTATAAATATAGAAAGCGATTGTAAAGTTTCGCCTACGGTTTCGTAATGCCGACGCAATAAAAGGACGGGGATTGTATATGTGCACCTATTCAAACAATGCAATTCCTAAATGGTAGAAGATGTTGCGAAGCCAGTACCGCCTGGCGATGAAATGGCGGACGAATTAGCAACAAAGGGTAAGGTTTAATCGCCGAAGTTAGATTTCGGATAGCTGCGGAAGTGGCGGGATTGGTATAGTAGATCAGTAATGATCTGATATGTAGGGCAAATTGGATTAAGACGCATAGAAATATATTTAAGCTGTAGAAGGCTTACTACAATAGGGCATACGGAATACGGATACATCAGTATACTGTGTTTGTAATGGTAGAATCCTCAGTCGAATAGCATAAGTCTATTTATTTTTAGCTGTTTGACTGGGGATTCTGCGCGCCGAAAGCCGTTGCATAGTGCCTATGTTTGTAAGCCCTTCGGGCTATGATGTCAATACGTCCATAGTACTTTTATCTAAATAAGATAAGTATTTAGATAAAGTAAGATAAAAAAAGAAAGCCCCCTACAAAAGTAGAGGGCGATATATATCAACGCACTAACAAAAGTTAATACGCGACTGGTGTTGTTGATCTAGAATTTAGCTAAGTCATAAGACATACCAACTCCGTCTAATTTAGAAGAACTTGATCTTATTCCTTTGTATGCGTCAATTCTTAATCTATCATGTTGGTAATGTGCCGTAAGATATGTATCATGATCCACTACGGCTACACCTACACCAATACGATTAGACTTTTCTTGCGTAATAGCATAGAAATTATTGTTAATCATATTAGTATCTGAATCGGTCTTTGTTTCTTTTAGAACATAGTCCGATTTATTTTTTTTAGCTAATGTTTCTGCTTTATGATCCGCTTCTTGCTGCGTATGAGTTACAAATTGAACATCGGCAGGACGTTTAGTTTCCTTCTCAATAATCTTAGTAACTTCTACTACATCGCGATCCGATTTATACTTCCCAGCGTTAATCTGCGCAGCTTTAATATCAGAATGATTAACCGCCTTGATTGGTTGAATCGGTATGGTCTTCTCTTCTAATCCTTTATGATAAAAGTACAAACATGATCCGACGAAGAGTATCAAAACAGATATCACTATAATAATTATTCTATTATTTAATAGACGATACATAGTCTGTGATACCTCTTGCTATCGCTTTGGCAAAATCATCTTTTCTATTAATTAATAGAAAAGCGTCTTCGTCGTTGTCGATAAAGGCTAATTCGATAAGTGCTGCCGTCATATTAGTACGTCTTAGTACTGTTAATTCTGGTCTTACCTTGATTCCCCTATCAATCGTATTAAGGCTATCGACGATCTGATCTTGAATGCAATTAGCTAAGATTTCAGATGATCCGCCTAAATTATAGACAAGTGTTTCTGTACCTTTTGCGATAGTGTTGGCTGCGTTGCAATGAATAGAGATGAAGATATCAGAATCCCATTCATTCGCAGCAACGCATACAGGGTAAGGACGATCTGCATAATCAGAATCATAGTTAAGATTGTCTGATTGCATGACCTTCGTTTCATACCCTACGTTATTTAAATAATAAGCTACTTTATCGCCGACATCTTTTGCGATGTTAGCTTCAGTAATTCCATAGTTATTATTGACTGCACCAGAATCATAAACGATGTCATGACCTGGATTTATGAAAACTTTCATTTGTTTTTATCCCCTTCTAAGCGATCAGGAATGCCATTGTTATTATTGTCGATCCATAATCCTAAGAATCCTATCAATGCCGTAAGTACACTAGGAATAAATATATGGTCTATAATGTTTATCCCTGTAGTTATGATCTTGTAATTATCGTCGGATACATATCCAGCAATAAAAGACATAATGTATTCTGCTATGACTAATAAGATAGGCATTAACATTATTAGGATAAGAAGGCGAGTCAACAATACGCCTGTAGGGTGAATCCTACTAATCCGAACATTGTTGTACACGCCTTTTATGGATTTTATGATCCGAAGTTTAAAATCCATACTTCACCTAAAAGATAATTCCTAAAATACCAATAATAATAGGAACTACAAACACTACTAATAACATAATGCCTTGTAGTTTCTTATCCTTATCGTAGAGATTTTCTAATTGCGATTCGTGCGTAGATAACTTATTTTTCATGTCTTCAAGATTGACTTCGATATGAGTTACCCTTGCATTGATTTCGTTTTGTTGCTTCTGGAAATCATGTATCGTATTTCGGATATCCTTCACGATATCAAGGATTAAATCTATGTTATTCATGATTAATCCTTGTATCTAATAAGAAATTCCGCTACGGATTCTTGATACGCTTCAGGCACTAACTGTACTTCTTCGGTTACAGCCGATTCTTCTAGTGTATACTTCCCAGCTATTACTAACTTAGCATAGGCAGATATTAACCAGGGTTTAAGTTTCTTGATTGGTTTCTTCATCGTCTGCTACCTCTTTCGATTCTTCTAAATTTTCTAACTGTAATTGCAAATCTGTTAGGGCTTCCAATACAAAGACTGGATCTAACTTGATATCAGATTCAGAATCATCTTCTTCGACTTCAGTAGTTGAAGGTTTAGAAGGTATAATATCTACGTTATCCGTTGTAGATTCGACTGAAAATCTTTTAAGATATTCTTCTTCTGTTACGATTGTCATTCCGTCTTGAAGGTCTGCCCGTAGCAATTCTTGATCCGCACTTACACCAATAACTTTGTCTATTAATAACAAGAAATACATAATAGATCCTTATCTAACATCTTATAAAGCGTCATTTATATAAATATAGCTATCACTAAACATAAGGCTTTTACCATTTAAATTAGATACTTCATATTCACCATTACTATTTAATGAATGATTTAAAATAGCTTTTTCAGATACGACTTTAACCATGCCGTAATAATCGCCCTGGAATGATAGGTTTAAGTTATTAGTCTTGTAATTTATAATTTCGATTTTTTCCGGTACGAAAGGAAGAGATAAATAACCATTGATTTTATCAATATTAGCTAAATCAATAATTAAGCGTTTTACTTTATTTTTTAATGGTCTTAATGTGCTACTACTAAATGAATTACGCCCATTAGAAATAAATTCAAGTACTGCTTTAGTACCTTTAACGCTAAGTTTCATATTAGGATTGTTTTCTTGGTATACTACAGCCGGAGTATCGTCTTCTTTAACTTTTTCAACATTTTTAGATGTTACTACTTCGCCTAAGAAGTTAATGTATTTAACATTGATGAAATCGCCAGTATTTTTTGGTACTGGTAAGATAGCAATATTATTTAAAATTTCTACAGGTTCTTCATTTGCGATCTGAACTTTGAAGTGATTATAACCATGTACTTTGATATTTTCGTCGCCGTCGTTGAATGTATCTACTGTAAACGGATATTGATATTGAATATCCTCATAGCTAAGTATAAAATTAGTACTTCTATTAACTTCTTTTAAAGCTGTTAATAATACAGTATCTAAATTATCGTCTTTTAGATAGATAAAATTCTCTTTTAAAAAGTGTACAGTATTAGAGATTGTAGGCATATCACCTTTTTCGCCTCTATCACCAGTTTCGCCCTTTTCGCCTTTAAGTGTTGCGAGTTGATCCGGCGTGAAGTCTTCATATGTGAATGCTTTACCAGGTTTTCCGTCTTCGC